GCAGTTTTGGCATAGCATCTGGGCCATTTGGGTCAAACTTTGATCCTTTTAGTCAAGCACAGATGAACGTGTACTTGATCAACTTTAACCAGTCCGGTGGCCTGGCCACTTACGACTTCTACAGCCAATACGTAGAGCTAGCTGCTAGAATGTTTGGTGGATTCTTGAACTATACTTGGAATCCAGTCACCAAGAAACTACAGCTGATCCGTAGCCCCCCAGGTGGCGGCGAAGTGGTGCTGCTGTGGACCTACAATCTCAAGCCTGAAATACAATTGCTGAGTGACTTTCAAATTCAGCAATGGATCAAAGACTACCTAGTGGCGGCTTGCAAAATGATCATTGGTGAAGCCAGAGAGAAATTTGGCACCATCGCTGGTCCTAATGGCGGCGGCACTCTCAATGGTGCAGCAATGAAAGGTGAAGCCAAAGCTGAGATGGAGGCGTTGATCACACTATTTGTGAATTATGTTGATGCCTAGCAACCGCTTACTTTTGTTATTGGATAATTGGGTAAGAATAAACTAACATACATAGTAGGGTGGTGCTAAATAATAGTATTAAAGACATACTCTTACAAATCATCAATGATGACTCTACTTGTAATAAATCAGCAACACGTTATCTATATAAAACACATCCAGATGTGTGGCAACAAATTTTAGAAAAAACATCATTCCTGCCAGATACAGCACTAGCTAAACAACGGGTTTGGCACATAGTAAATGATGTTTACGAAATACCACTTTGTCCTGTAGAAAATATCCCAGTCAAGTGGTGGGAAAATAGATATCTTACTACTTCAAGTAGAACAGCAAAACAAAAGTATAAGTGGAGAAACGGCGATTACGCAAATGGGTACACTCCAGAAATAAACGAAAAACGTCGTCGAGGAAATTTGGAAGCAGTGGTACATGGAAGAAAATATAGATCCAAAGGAAGTTATACAGAATCCCAAAAAGAAAAAAACAAACAAACTTGTATTAAAAGATATGGAGTGACCAATGGCAGTAAATCCAAAGATGCAAGAGAAAAAGTTAGTAACAGTAGAATTAAAAACGGAGCCACACCCAAGCACCTGAGACCTTTGCGTAGGTTGTATTATGATGCGGTATGGAGATTTACTGAACAAAGTTGGAAGACTCATTTTGATCAAATAAATCCAAGTCGTCTGAATCGCTCACACAATGCGTTAGATCATATTTACAGCATCCAGCAAGGATTCCGTGATTGTATTCCACCTTACATAATTGGACATTATACCAATCTGAGAGTTATTAGTCTAAGTGAAAATAGCATCAAAGGTATGCGTTGCGATAAGAGCCAAGTAGAACTTTTTGACCATTTTTTTGCTTGCTTAAACTAGCATGTCATGCTATAATCAGCACATGGCTGATTTAATGATTGATATTGAAACTGTGGGCACTGGACCAGAAGCATGTATTCTAACCATTGCTGCACAGAGTTTTGACCCCATGGGTCAGGGATATTACCCCCAGCATTTTTATGCTCGTATTGACACTGATAGTCAGCCCGGGCGCAACATTGAGCAAGGCACCATAGACTGGTGGGCAACGCAACCTGCAGAAGCACAACAAGAAGCATTTGGCGAAGATAATCGCGTACCTCTAGATTCAGCATTGGAAGAATTAGGCCGAATGATATGGCAATCAAACTTGATCTGGGCTAATGGTCCTACTTTTGACTGTACAATAATAGAACACGCCTACAAGAGCTACAACAAGCCCTTGCCCTGGAAATACCACAAAGTAAGAGACACTCGAACCATATACAGTCTGTGGCCTGAGCTACCTCGTTCCCCGGCAAGTCACCATGCATTACAAGATTGCCGACGGCAAATTGATATGTTACAAGCCACCCTTAAACACCTTAACATTGGAAAATTAGCATGAAAATTTTTCTAGACATGGACGACGTGGTTGCTGACTGGATGCTGGCTGCAAAAACCATTGTCAAACGCAACTGGGAGTATGGTGAACGTATTCCAGATAGTGATTGGAGCAAAGTCAAAGCCAAAGAACGATTTTATCGTGATTTGCCAATCAAGCCTGGAGCACATGAGTTGGTTCAATTCTGCCGTGATGCAGTAACCAATGGACAAGCACATGAACTAGCGTTCTTGACAGCATTGCCGCATGACTACAGTGTACCTTATGCTGCACAAGATAAGGTATGGTGGGCACACCAGCACTTTGAAGGTATTCCAGTATTCTTTGGACCGTTCAGTCATGACAAATGGCGACATTGTGAGCCTGGCGATATTTTAATTGATGATCGCACAAGCAATTGTGAAGAGTGGAAGAGAGCTGGCGGTCAGGCACATATTTACAGACAGTGGCCTGAGTGCCACGCATGGTTGCAGGAGATTTTGAAATGATCATTGGCATTTGTGGATTTATAGGTAGTGGCAAGGATACTGCCGCTGACTACCTCGTAAAAGAGTTTGGATTCCAACGAGACTCATTTGCCAACACACTCAAGGATGCTGTGTCTGCGGTGTTTGGTTGGGATCGTGAATTGTTGGAAGGGCGCACCAAAGAAGCCAGAGAATGGCGAGAACAAGTAGATCCGTGGTGGGCAGAAAGACTAGCAATGCCTGCTCTAACTCCGCGTTGGGTGCTGCAACACTGGGGCACAGAAGTATGTAGAAATGCATTTCACAATGATATTTGGATTGCCAGTTTGGAAAACAAACTACGACGTAGTCGCAATAACACAGTGATTTCAGATTGCAGATTTTACAATGAAGTAGCAGCAATCAAGAATCAAGGCGGCCGAGTGATTTGGATTCAGCGTGGAATCACCCCACATTGGTACAGTATTGCAACACAGGCCAATCGGGGTGATTCAGCAGCACAACGTTGGTTAGAACGACAAGAGATTCATGCCAGTGAATATTCATGGGCCGGTACTCAGTTTGATTTCATTGTGGAAAACAACAGTAGTATTCACAGTCTCTACAGTCAGCTCAATGATCTGCTTGTAACGGATTTGGCACCCAAGCAACGTCAAGCCGCTTGACTTCTTCTACACAGTTCAAACACACTGTTCTAAGATTGGTCAAAGCAACGTTTCTCATGTTGCCATCCATGTGATATACCAGAGTTTGACTGGCCAGTTTAGGTCTAAACCCACAGCGATCGCATGTGGGTTTTTTCTTGTATCCTGCTTTTTTCCACAATGCTTCTGGCGGGCGAATTTTCTTTTTTTGTTTGATACATCGATCACATCTTGATCTGTAATGCACAACATCATCTCGACGATAGTTTACTGCTACCATTCGTTGATTACATACATTGCACATGGGTCTCATGAGATATTTAGCCGTAAACCTTTGCAAAGGTGGCCGCAACACGGTGACTTTTGGCGGCATCCGATAAATATCTGTAACTTGAAAAGGAAACCCTAACATGGCTCTAGTATCTCCAGGCGTAGAAGTATCAGTAATTGATGAAAGTCAATATCTTCCAGCAGCCACCAATTCAGTACCGTATTTTCTCATTGCCACAGCACAGAACAAAGTGTCTGGCAGTGGTGTTGGTGTAGCAGCAGGCACACTCAAAATCAATGCCAACCGTGTTTATCAGATCACCAGTCAGAGAGATCTTGCAGCCACATTTGGTAATCCTTTTTTCTACAAAACTACCATTGGTACTCCCATCAATGGATATGAACTGAATGAATATGGATTGTTGGCTGCATTCAGTGCATTGGGTGTTACCAATCGTGCGTTTGTTCAACGTGTGGATATTGATCTTACTCAGCTCACAGCCACATTGGTGCGTCCCACAGGTGAGCCCAACAATGGTACTTACTGGCTGAATACAGCAACCAGTCAATGGGGTATTTTTGAATGGAATCAAACCACAGGAGCATTCTCCAACCGTATTCCGTCGGTGATCACCAGTACCACTGAATTACTAAATGGTGTGCCGTTGCAAGATTATGGCACTATCAATGGTTATGCTATTGTTGCTACTAATGTTCAAAATCCACTGTACTATAAAAATGGTGCTGTGGCCACTGTTGCCAATTACAATTCCACCACATTGACCAACTTGTATAACAATTGGGTGTTGGTGGGCAGCGACGAATGGAAATTAAGCTATCCCACAATTCAAGGTTTCAATGCAGTCACT